TGTCCGTCAAAAGTTTTGTGACTGGGGTGCTCCACCGCTAGTGCAATACCTGGCGACCACATCTCTACACGTGCTCAACAACTACGTCGCCATGCAAGCCGGCATTGTGCCGGCGGCCACCATAACGATCGGGCGAGCTGCGGCTATTGCTGCCGCCAGCGTTGCGTGGTCTAAGTTCAAGCGTTACCTACCCGACAACCCACTCCTACCACCCACCCCACCACAACTCCCCAACTCAGCCGTGTCTGTTGGACCATCTCGGTCAAAAGACAAGGTCGATAAGCCGTTGCAGGTGTGCGCTGGTTTGGCGGATGAGGCGAACCGGCCCACATGGTACGCAAGTAACCAGACCAACGAACTCGAATCAATTCGGCGACGCGTCACTAAACAAACCCCAATCGCCAACCCCAACGAAGCGAAGAAGTTCGCCGCGTGGGTTAAGCGCAACATCAGAAAAATCCTCCCCAAAACTTTCCGCAATAAACCCAAACCTGTGGCTTTTGCAACATACCTCAAGCGCTCCAATGCAGCGCCGGGTGTTAAGAAGATAATAGCCAAGGCTAGGGCCAAGTTGGAAGCCGAGGGGATAGATGAACACACACGTTTGTCCAAGCAACAATGCAGGGCTTGGACCGTTCGTGGTGGGTTTGTTAAAGTCGAACACAACGTGCACCGCAACAACCATGACATTAAGGTTAAGGTTTGCCGCACAATACAATCTGCTCAGCCTGAGTTCATAGCTCTAGTTGGGCCAGCCATCATGGCACTCCAAGACAAGATAAAACGCGACCTCAACCGCAACAACTTCGCCTGTTTCACATCAGGTGTAAGTGCGGCAAATGTCGCCAAAGTTCTCACTAGTATCCACGGTAATATAGTTGAGAACGACGTAACAGCATGGGATGCTAGTTACAATGAATTCTTGTGTGTGCTGGAAGTCCAAATTTGTCAAATGCTTGGTCTGCCCAAAGCGACCATACAGCTCATGAGAGCAAACATCAATACTCGTGGTGTCACAACCCATGGTGTACGATATAAGAGGCGAGGCATGCGTAAGTCGGGTGACCCGTATACCTCATTACTCAACTCACTCATGAACATCCTTCTCCACTGCTACATCATCCACACCCAAACCAAGTGGAGTGTTGCTAAGATGCGAAGATGTGTTAGACTTGTCGTCCAGGGGGACGATGCTGTGTGTGTTATTGCTCACACACGCTTTGACTTCAAAACCAAACTGCTCGCCCTCGGGTTCGAGGGCATCGCCATCTGGCGCAACTCGTATGATCGTGTGGAGTTCTGCTCCATGCGGCTGTACCCTGTGCACGGTGGTTGGTGCTTTGGACCCAAGGTCGGGAAAGTTCTCGCCAAAGCCGGG